ATGACGCAGATCATTATCGGAGAGCATATTATAAAGACTCAATCGAGCCGGAAACACAAATACTTCACAGAGTCGGAAAGTTTAATATTGCTTTTATTTGTGACCCAAGACGTTTTTTAAAATCCGGAGACAATGTAAATGTCTTGACATCAAACGGGAGTCTATTTAATCCGACTTACTACGATGCAAAGCCGTTAATCCGTGCTTATGGCACGGGTAGCTTTACGGTCAATGATATTACAGTAACTATCACGAGTGCGAACGAATACACGGATATTGATTGTGAGATAATGGATGCATATAAAGGTGCTGTAAATTGCAACGGAAATATACGGACTACGGATAACAAGTTTCCCGTGTTTAAGTCGGGGCAGAATAATATAACGTTGAGCGGTGTGACGAGGTTGGAGATTACTCCAAGGTGGTGGACGGTATGATACCAATTTTATATTCCGAAAACACAACACAATTTAATACAAACGGTTTAGGTAGACTTGATGATTTAATTGATTGTACCGTCACCGAGGAACGCAACGGAGAGTTTTATTTGATTGCGACCATACCTATTGCAAGTCGAATGTACCCATTGATAGGGTTATCCAAAATCATTTATGCGGTAGCACATGATGGTGATGATGGACAGGCTTTCCGTATTTCAAAACTCAGTAAACCATTTGACGGTAAAGTTGAGATTGAAGCACAACATATCAGTTATCAGTTATCTTGGATTCCGTTAAAACCATTCACAGCAGGTAATTGTCCCGAAGCAATCTCTAAGATAGTACCAATGTCGGCGGAGAATAACCCGTTTACATTTTGGACGGATATACAAACCGTGGCGAATTATTCGCAGGACGTTCCTGCAAGCGTAAGAAGTAGACTTGGCGGCACTGAGGGTTCACTTCTTGATGTGTATGGCGGTGAGTATGAATTTGATAATTATACGGTTAAATTGCATAGCGCAAGAGGACAAAACAAAGGTGTTACATTGCGCTATGGCAAGAACATAACCGACATCAAACAGGAAGAATCAATCGAAAGCACATACACTGGCATATGTCCATTTTGGCAAGGAAGTGATGGCGCATTAGTAACTATCAGCGGTTATGTTGTTGAGTCAGAGTATGCGAGTCATTACCCGTTTAATCGCACTAAGATAGTTGATTTTAGTTCTGAATTCAAGAACGAACCAACAGGAGCACAGTTACTTGCGGCGGCTCAAAGCTATATCAATCGGAATAATATCGGAGTTCCTAGTGTGTCGATTGATGTGAGTTTTATTGCGCTATGGCAAACCGAAGAATACAAAGATATTGCAAATCTTGAGCGTGTGCAGTTGTGCGATACCGTAACAGTGTTATTCGATAAACTTGATATCGCTGTAACTGCAAAGGTTGTGCGAACCGAATATGATGTGTTGATGGAGCGGTACAACGAAATCACTATTGGCTCGGTCAGCTCATCGCTTGCAACAACAATCAGCGGTATGGATAACGAGGTTGCTCAGAATATCAAAACCGCTAAGTCGGAAATGCAGAAAGCAATTAATAACGCAACGGCTCAAATCACAGGTGCAAAAGGTGGAGTCATTCAGACACACTTTAACGCAGACGGTGAACCGTATGAAATGACCATCGCAAATGACAAAAATCTTGCAAGCGCAACTAAGGTGTGGCGATGGAACATAGGCGGCTTGGGATTTAGTAACACTGGATATGATGGACAATACAAAACGGCTATTACGCAAGACGGTGGAATCGTTGCGGATTTTATCACAACGGGTACACTTGATGCAAGCAAGGCTACCATTACTAATATCGATGCATCAAATATTAACACAGGTACGCTTAGTGCTGATTTATTAAAAGCAGGAATTATAAAAAACAAAAGCAATAATAACACGTATTGGAATTTGGATACGGGTGCATTTAAAACCACGGATGCAACGATTGTTAATTCCAATTGTACAGGTTCGTTTTATTCAGAGAGCGGCGGCACTTGGGTTGAACTTAAAGACGGAGTGTTCTTTGGAAGTAAATCGGGATTTACGGAAATTGGCGCAATAAGATTTAATTTCACGATTAATGATGGCGGCAATCAATATGACGCAATGTCAATACAAGCATTTAAAGATTTGCACATTCAGGGGCATTTGTGGGTTGACCCAGATGGTGGCGGTGCATATAGAACATTGGACAATTCGAATATAGAGATAGTCAACTGGATTAAGTGGCAGACCCAAAGGTCAAGTGGAATTGAATGGGTAAAAGAGGGGACAGAGATGGCTTGTGGCAGAGCAACATTTCATTGCGGTATGTTGTGCCAGTGGACTCAGTTTGAAAATGTAATAGTAGGTGATTAAAAATGATAGATTTAGCGATAGACCAAGCAAAAAGCGAATTAATTAATGCAGTTAATCAGATTATGGCAGAACATAAATTAACTCCGTCAATTATGGGGTTAATTATTGAGTCAGTTAATGGAGAGATAACCCAACTAAAAGCAACGGAATATGCAAACGAATTAATCCCATACTTACAGGAAAATGTCGAACCACTAAAAGAGGAAAGCAAACCACCAATGCCGACATCACGAGTCGAAACTATTAATGTCACTCCCGAAGAACTGATAGCAAACGTCAAAGCATCTGGTGAAAAAAATCCGATGCTGATTGATGATAAAGGTAAACAGATATCTTTAGAGGAATATGAGAGGAGAGTGAAAGAAAAATATGAGAGCTGATGTACGAATAAGCATGCAGGGCAATGAGTGCGAGTGTATTTATGCAAGCGGCGTATATATAAAAGTCAATCGGCAGGGCGTTTGGCAGAAGTCAAAAGTTGATGATGGTTATGTTTTAGCGATCCCGATTGATGATGAGGTAAAGAAGAATGATAACACAAACAGCGACAATCAATCTGATACCGAGTAACGTACCCACTGTTATACACGTATCGCAATATGATGTGGGTAGAGTCATATCTCTAACGATACTTAATGGGGTTACACAATTTATATTTGGTTCGGGACAAACTGCAATAGTTAATGGCCGTAAACCCGACAAAACAGTATTTACTTATGATGCATCTATATCAAATAACATTGTATCGTTTACCACTACACAACAGATGCTTGCAGTTGCAGGTAAGGTATTAACTGAAATTCGTATACAAGATGGAAATGGAAATGATATAGGAACAGCCAATTTTATAATTGATGTTGAAAATGCACCGATTGATGAAAATGCGATTTATTCCGAGTCTGATATCCCTGCAATTGAACAGGCTGTTGCAAATATTGGACAAGCAAAAGTTGCGGCATCACAAGCACAAGCATATCGTAATGAAGCACAGACAGCGGCTACAAATGCGGCGGCATCTGCAAGCAGTGCATCAACAAGCGCAACCAATGCGGCGGCAAGTGAAGCAAACGCAAGTAATTCAGCGGCGGCGGCGGCAATCTCAGAAGCAAATGCGTTTAGTGGTACACCAGAGGGATATGCACAGCTTGCAGATACTTTTAATGCATTAGGATTATATGTTGATTCTGATGGGTATACTTGCCAAACGTTATTCGGCGAAACAAAGGATTAAGGGGGCTTATAAATGAGTTTAACAAAAAGGCTTATGACGGATATAACAGGCGCGGCCATTGCGGAATCGCTTAAAGACCTTGTCAATGCAACGTGGGCAATTTCGGGCGGTTACAATGTGACCGACGCAAAGAGCATTGTCGCAGCGATCAGAAGTGGGAATATCGACAAAATCCCTAACGGCTCTGTTTTTAAAGAAACGCACGACGTTTACGGAGATATTTATTTTGTGACACGTGCAAAGAATCAGCACAAAGTTGTCGGCGATCCGACACGCCCAACAATCACGATCCAGGCGCTTTATCTTTTGAGCGCGGGTGGTGATTCAACAGCGGCAACATTCCAGTACGACAGACCGGAGGCTTTTTACAAAGTAACCGAGGCTATCCCGGCAAATACTGTTTGCAAGTTTACAACCCCGACATATTCATCATGGGCGGCGGGAACTTACAACTTTACGGCAACGGCAGAAATCCCGGTTGGCGCAAAGCTTTGTATAAGCGGATATGCGAACGCGGCGTTAACATCAAGAAAAGTTGATGTGTACGCAAATGCAAAAGCCGCAACAACACTTGCGCAGTACACCATTTCAGAGGGTGCCGGCGTCGCCACAAAAGATTTAGGCACATGGGGAACAGACAGGAATCACCCGCAGAGAATATCTTACGGCTCAAATAATGAGGCACAGAGTAATATTTTCCAATGGCTTAACGCGGATACCGGATCAGGATACATGGACTCAGTATATGAGGAAAAAACCGATTACGATATGATGGATACGTCTTTCACATCGAAAAAGGGATTTTTAGGCGGGTTCTCGGATGAGTTCAGATCATATCTTGGTTTGTGTGAAATCCCAAATATTACAAACAACGTTTTTGAGGTATCACCATATACCGCAAACGGCGCAAAGTATACCCACAACGGCTATTTCTTTTTACCTTCACGTAAAGAGATTTACGGATCAAACGAAACAAACGGCGAAAACGACGAGGTTCAGTTTGATTACTATAAAGACATAGCAACATCAAATGCCGATAAATTGATGTATGCCAAAGGTGCTACGGCGGCAACGACTTCTTGGCTTCGGACTCCGCACGCGGGTTACGCCATCGCTGTTCGCATTTGCCACGCGGGCAGCGGCGGTGATTTGAACGGCGACTATGCTTACGGTGCTAACGCGGTTGCGCCGCTTGCAATTTTAGCGTAGCGAAATCTTACAATCCGCCCGTTAGGGCGGTATATAAGGGTGATACTTATTATCAAGTTAAACGGATGCAAAGGCATTACGCAAAACTAGAAAGGATGTTACGAAATGGCAACAACTCAGGAACGGTTATTAAAAATGGAACATGACGCGTGGTTAGCTAATAGCCAGGCGCTCACAAATGCGGCAAATGTCGATTATATCGCTATGATGTCAGACATTGACATTCCAACAGAGGAGGTGTTAGAAAATGAGTCCGAAGTTTAATAGGGTAAAAACCTACTATGACACAGGCCGATGGTCTAAATCAATGGTACATGATGCCGTTGTTAAGGGTTGGATAACCGCAGAGGAATATAAGCTCATTACGGGTGAGGATTATGAAAATTAATACATCTGAAAAATCCACAAAAACAACTGATAATATGGGCTATAAGTATGTATTAAAAACCGAATCAAATATTACATATCACAAAGATTGGGAAGATATATTCCTTAATTCTATAGGATACAATTCAATGAAAGATAGAATAAATTCCATGTTTTTTCTGTATGTCAAGTAGATTCTAAATCTTAATGGAGAGCATCAAGAAATGAATTAATGAGGTGGCGGAAATGGAAGTTGTAGCGTTTCTTGGCGGCGTTGGTATCTATGCCCTAATAGGTTGGTTATTCTCAAAAATTGCAATGCCGATTCTAAATCTTATATCGCTAATTCTGATTGGCGAGACTCTGAATTAATTAGGACCTTAAATCAGTAACTGCATCGAAAAGATACACGATAACTTTTTTAAATGAAATATTAAAACACTTATCTTTTTAGGGGAGGGAAAGCGTCAAGAAATGAACTTAAAGGAAATATTTGATAACTTAAATCTTGGGAATTTGTCGATATTGTGTTTCTTGGCGCTTTCTCTTATAGAAATTAGTCCGATTAAGGTGAATCCGTGGTCGATGCTGATTAAGTGGGTTGCAAGGTTACTCGGAATCAGTGATTTAAAAACCGAGATTGTACAAGTGCGAGACAGGATGGACGAGCTGGAAAAGAAAATCGACAACATGCAAATCTCCAATGATGAAAAGAATCAGCTAAAGGAAGCACTTGCGGCACGTCGGAGAATTCTACGGTTTAATGACGAGTTACTCCAAAAAGTTCGACATAGCAAAGAAATGTTTGACGATATATTATCAGATATTAGTGACTACGATAGGTATTGCCGAGCGCATCCCGATTTTGTAAATCAAAAGGCGGTTTTTGCAGAGCAGAACGTCGGCAAGGCATATAAAAAATGCATGGATGAAAATGATTTTTTATGAGGTGTAAACCATGAAAATGAAAAATGAAACTTATGATATTTTAAAATACGTTGCTCAAATCCTACTCCCGGCTATCGCTACACTTTACTTTGCCGTCGCTAACATTTGGGGACTCCCTTATGGAGAACAGATCGTGGGCACGATAACCGCTATTGATGCTTTTCTCGGTGTATGCCTCGGAATCAGTTCCGATAATTACCATAAGTCAATAGGTGACTCGGATGAAACTCACAAATGACATCAAGTTTGTATGGGATTATTTTAAGGGTAAAGGCTTAACAGATTACGGTATTGCAGGGCTCATGGGCAATCTATACGCTGAGAGCGGACTAAGGCCCAACACGTTAGAGCGACTTTGTATAAAGCGTTATGCGGAGCTAGGCATCAATTTTACTGATGAACTTTATACAATTTCGGTTGATAACGGAGCAATCAGCAAAGCGGAATTTTTGAGTCCGATGGGTAAACATTACGGCTACGGCTTAGCGCAATGGACAACCGAGAGTCGGAAGCGTGGGTTATACGAGTATACAGAGCAACAGTATGTATCTATCGGTGACTTACAAGCGCAGTGTGAATATTTATTTTCTGAATTATCCACAACGTTCAGAAGTATTCTTACAGTGCTTAAAACGGCACAGGACATTGATTCAGCCAGTGACAGGGTACTTCTGAAGTTTGAAGCTCCAAAGGGCGCAGAATCACAAATAGACTTACGTCGAAAATACAGTAATGAAATTTATAATCTATTAGGGGGCAGCATGGTAATCATAGGAAGCGCAAGGATAGACGAAAACGGTCATGCGAGTGGTGGCAAAGCCGGAGATCAAAACGGTAAAGAAGTAAGCACACAGAAATATTATTTGCATGAAAAGGGATGGAATGTCCTGAGGGCAAAAGAACCGCAAGTCCGTGAAGCAATCGCTCAAAATATGACATGGGCATGTGCCAATAACAATATTGGTTATGACCAAGGACAGAATCAGACTCTTTATCAGGTCGCAAAGCCGCTTGGATTTAATTGCTCGTTAGTCGGCACTCCGTGCGAGACCGATTGTGCAAGACTCGTGCGTGTATGTGTCCTTTATGCAGGGGTTATGGTTTCTGACTTTTATACGGGCAATGAAGAGGAAGCTTTACTTGCTACCGATGCGTTCGAGTTGGTCGATGCAAAGCTACCCGAAGAGCTACTCCGAGGTGATATCCTAGTTACAAAAACCAAGGGACACACGGTTGTTGTTTTGACCAATGGCGCAAATGCTCAGCCAAAACAGCCGATAACAACTCCGACAGAGTATAAACTCGGATGGATTAAAGTTGGTGCTAGTTGGTATTATCGCATCGGTGAGGGCATCAATGCACATGGCTTTAATGATATCAAGTGCAAGGATGGCAACACGTACAGATTCTATTTTGACGATAATGGCAAGATGCTGGCGGGATGGCAACACATCGGTGATTATTGGTATTATTTCCATGATACCGTCGGATCAGGTCTTGAGGGCGCTATGTATGTTTCCGACAAGGACGGACGGCAATTTATTGCTACTTTTTGATTAACTTAGTCAAGCTTTAGTCAAGGATTTAGTCAAGGATTAGTCAAGGATTTAGTCAAGGATTAGTCAAGGATTTAGTCAAGGATTAGTCAAGGATTTAGTCAAGGATTAGTCAAGGATTTAGTCAAGGATTAGTCAAGGAT